ATTATATATATATACTAATAGCTATTATTATACATATGTTATTAATAATATAAGCTTAACAATCTTAACAACTATTAAGCTTACTAATATCTCAAACACCTATAGGTATATACCTGAAAAACAATGCGTTTGTGAGAATTTATTTTTAGTTTTCATCAATTAGTGATATAATTTCGTATAATGCCCTCTCATACCCTAGAGCGTCAGCTACATAATTCTCCCAATTGGGCTTATCGTAACCGCTATCTTTTCGTACAGAAGCTCGTTTGGTTTCAATCTTATCGTCAATAAGTTTCTTGAGACGTTTACGAACGAGTTTGGAGGACACGAAGTCCCCCTTAATCTCGCGTATAACATCTGGCTCTAAGCCATCTGTCCATACTGTTTTCACTGTCTAGCCTCCATCAAATCAACAGGCATCGTTTCTGGATCGGCAGGCGTCTGTGCCTGCACTTCAGTTTCTTCCTGAGCCTGATCCATAAGTGAAGCAGTTTCAGCTTGTTCAGTGATAGCGACATTCGGTCTAAAGATGTTATACGAGCGAAGGTTGGTGACATCGCTGATAAACTCTGTGAGAGCCTTGCCAGACGTGTGTGGAGCCACTTGGGCCCATAGGGGGCTGCTAGACAGACCAATGAGGTTCTGAAGCTCCGTAGCCTGTTGTGCGAAGTGTCTAGCACCTACTGGACGGAGAACGCCACTAGCAGTGATATCTTCCTTCGTAACCTCAAAGAACTTCTGACTACCAAGAGCTGTGTCAAGAACACGAATCGTTTCCGTAGCGTCAAAGTTACGACGAGAGATTTCCAACATACCATTGAGGGATGGTTCAAGAAGTTCCACCTCAAAGTTGGTAGCCTTCTCTTGAAAGATACGAGCAGCAGCGTTGTCAAGAAGCTGCACTTCAAAGGCAGTCTTTTCACCGGGGCTACGAATACCCATAGCTTCTCTAGGGGCACCAGCATACAGTTCCATCTTAGCTTCAAGATCAGCAATCTGATTATCAGCAATGATGATGGAATTGAGATTAGTACCTAGTTCCTCAACGTCACCATTCTCATCAATGTGAATAGGAACACCCGGACCCCAAATAAACTCTTCAACCTCACCAATGATCTTAAGCGGAGGGTGAACCACAAGGTCCATAGCATCTGCCTTAAGATTCTCCAGATGGTCAATTCTATACTGCATCCCTACGAGATTGTCTAGTGGCCCCATAGCCCAAAGGTTATCAGGACGGAATCTCCAACCAACGTGATAGATGTTAGCCAAACCACTGTACGTAGGAATTTCTACGTTACGAAGCTCAACAGCACGATCAGCGATGGTGATCAGTCGATTGGTTTGTAGATCACCAGTATCGTTATTGTGGTAGTCCCCATAGAACTCAAGAAGTTCAACATACTCGCCCATGTAGTACTCGTACAGGCTACCAAAGCCATCTACGCCATACTGAGAGGCTTTATTGAAATCATCGGTCTTATAGCCACCAACGAGTTCACGAACGTCAGCACGATGCTGCAACACCTTCTGAAGATACATATCATCAGGGTTCATCAAAGCTCGCTTCTTCAATTCACCAAGAGTGGTGGTTGAACGGATAATCTTGAATGAGTCTTTGAAAGTGGTGGCAAGAGGATTGAATACGATGTCCTCAGGGCTAATACGAATCAGTCGTGGACCAATGTACTGTGGAGTGCTATCACCAGCCTCATTCTTGAAATACCGCTTCTCGTAGATCACTGTACTGAAAGAGTTTCCATAATCAATATAGTCATAGATGAGCTTACTTACTTCAGTACGAAGCTTGCTTTCACGGGCCTTGTTTTCCATATAGGCTGTAATGTTACGAGCCTTTTCCTTCTTAGCTGCATCCTTCGTATAAGCCTGCCAAGATAGCCACTTATCATTCGGGAATAGGCTACTAAGATAGTTGGAATGGAGATTGTCTCGAATCTGTGTAAGCTTGGGTAGGGTGGTGGAGTTCTTCCAAGGAAGAGAGCTATTGCTGGTTGTACTAGTATCTGTAGCAAACAAATACTTCTTCAGCTCATTCCAATCTGCCATCTTACCGGATCGCTGATTGTTATAAGTGTTCCATAGACTGGAAATCCAACCAGCAGCCGGTTCGGGAGCCAACATGGCTTGAATCTCTGCTACTGCATCTGACATATGTTATTATCCTTTTTAACGGGCATGGAAGCCACCGAAGCGACTTTTAGGTGCAGAGGTAGCCAAGAAGTCAATAGCACCGCTCACGGAGCTTCTCTGTGGCTTTATCGCTATACTCACGGCTGATGCTAGGGCGTCTTTCACGTCATCGTGTGCAGGACGTGCTTGAACCAGCTCTTCTTCAAGAACGCTAGTCCAACCTCCTTCAAAGTGCCAAACCTTATCATCATCGTATCGAGGCTCAAGAGCAGCAGCAATTCGCTGTTCTTTTGTACCTTCCTGTTTACCGGGACGGAACTCAACGATAGATAGCGTGAGGCCACGCTGCTTGACGTAATCCTTGATAGCTTCAACAATCACTACCTGAGCAACTGTTACTTCAGCTTGTAGCTTACTAAACTTCCATTTAGCATGTAGTGTAGCAATACGTTCAAAGTAATCAATAATCTTCTTAGTCTTGAACCGATCAATGTCAACAACATAGATATTACTCTCAGCGTCAATACCAATCACTACGATGGCGGTATAATCGGCTGCACGGTTGAGGGAATAGGCAAAGTCGACAGCAGCGTAGATATTGAGTCGTTTACCGTTGTAGTTCCATCTTCCACCCTCGTTCCTAAGAAGTCGGGCATTATAATATTTAAACTTGCTTCTATCAATTCGATTAGAACCAGGGTCATTAGGATCATTATAATATTGCGCATAAAACTGTGTTTGATCACTGTATTCAGCCTTGATTCGAGAGAGTGTATTCATATTGAAACCAAAGGCTTTATTGTCACTAGGGCGGACTGCCCGTGGCCAGATAAAGAGGCCATCGGTCTCCACTGTAAACTCTTTGATTTCCCATACTGGCTTCTGATCAATAATGACGCCATCATCGAAGATAGGATAGGACTGGTCCCTCCATACGGCATAGACATCGTTAGGATGATAACGAGTGCCACAGGCCATAGTGAAGCCACCGGGGTTACGGATAGAAGTGAACTGAGAAGCTTTCCTAGAAACGCTATCTCGACCATCTTCTGTATAAGCATTCTCTGGAACAACCAGATCATCAGGAATAATGATGTCAGCGTGCCAGCCAGTCGTGTTAGTAGTCAACCCTGCCGTAGATACGGTAGCATCTCGAATACCCTGCCTACGACGCTCTGGATGGTCTACAGACATCTTCTTGACAGACCACTTCTCTCTCAGACCTTCCTGTGGATTGATATACTCAGGATAGAATCTACGATAGGGTCCAGACGATAGGATGTTCTGAATAGCAAAGAGCTGTGTCTCAGCCAACTCAGCCGTAGCTGACAGGTATAGGGTGGTGATTTCGGGATGACGAGTGATGATCCATGCAAGCCAAGTAGCAACCATATGGCTCTTCAAATGTCCACGAGGTAGCATGATAAGCTTGTTACTTGTAAGATCATCACCTTGGCCAAACAGGGTGTAGTCTTGCATCCACCGATAAATGTCTCGATGTACTTCACCATACATGTAGCCAACATTGACTAGACGAGCAAAGAAGTAGAGATCGTCCCTACCCCTTTCTCGTACTTGTTTAGCATCATTAGGCATTCTACTAATAAGCTGTTTAGCTACTACTAGCCAGTCCTCTAGCTGATTATCTGGTGTTTGAAGCCAATCATCTATCATTTAATAAAATCTCCCATACGAACGATGTCAGCTCCAAGCTCGTCACCGATCCTAGACTGGATACGATTCTCACGATCCACCTCCTGTTTAGAAGGACGACCAGCTCCACGCTTATCCCAACCTCTATCAGCCAACCACTTAGCTGCCTGATAGTTACTACCATCGGCAGTCATATCACGAATAGCCTGTACAGCATCAGAGCGAAGTAATACTTCAAGTTCTTCACGCCACTCATCGAACTGTTCCCGAAGCAACTTGTTCTCATTGAGACGTTTCCAATGACTCCAATTGAGTAGGTGCTTCTTAGCAAACTGATACTCAGTAGGGTCTTCACATGCCAGATACATCTTCTTCAGAGAAGGATAGACACGCCCATCGTATATCTTATCTTCATCGTTAAACGTGAAGACAGCATACTGAATGTTGTAACCGATTTCAAGGAAGAGGCTCTGGGTCAGAGGCCTCCCCATAGTATCAATTAATAGTTTCTTATCAATCATTTTAATTACCACTCGATTGTGTAGTAACACCACTGTCAGAAATTCCAGTTGTGACAACTGAGATATAGTTATCACGAATACGAGCATTAATGCTTAATGGGTTCACTCTAATAGCAACAGCACTAGCATATAGGCCAGTCGTGGAGGGATTCTCAAATCTACAATTCAGGATACGAGTAAACGTAGTAGCAACTGCACTATTAGCTATTCTTACGCCAAAGAGAGTGAAACCTTCAAAGGCCACCATATTATACGTAGTGTCACTGTTATTATCATCTTCAGCACAGACAAGGCAATCTTTCACGCTACCATTCTGGAATGTATTAGAGTTACCTAACGTGCCATTCTGAATACCAACAGAACAAGTAGAAACGACGAAGGATACGAAATTATTGTAGTAAGCACTCTGGCCACCACCACCGCTACGGATACCAACAGCGCAGTTATATACCCAAGTCCCCCAAACATGCCCATACGTCACAGCAGCGAAGTCAATACCCACGCTACCACCAGACTTATCCACAGCATCAATACGACCACCATGAAGCCCAATAAAGTATCGACGGTCAGTAGTGCTATTCTTTGTAGAGATCAGAGGGGTAGCCAAATCACCTTGAATGACAGCCTGATGGCTTTCAAAGAACAGGTTGTTATAATCTCGAAGGAGCCATGTGGATAGAATCTTGTAGATGCCAGATGGAATCCAAACGCCTAGAGAGTTATCCGTAGCAGCTTGTAGAGCGACAATATCATTCGTGACGCCATCACCTACAGCTCCGAACCACTTCACACTGGCAGGGCCATCATACACTCGTACCCAAGCTCCTACAGTAGTTGCAATGGCATTAGCCTTGATAAACAATCCCTCGCTGGTATCAGCAGTTACCTTAGCTGCATAGTTGCCAGTCTTGAAGATGAAGACGCCTTCACGACCTGTTTCCGCCAAGCTAACACAAGTAACTGTCGTAGTGTCTAGAGCTTTCAGAAGTGTCCGAGAAGCCACTACATTAGTGGAAGAACCACCACCGCTACTAAAAGGATAGCCTGAGAGCATGTCGTTTGTAACTTTAGTCAGAGCCATTTTATTTCCTTTTACTGAACACGAACAATACTGAATCGGGCATCACCACTACCAACGGCTAGTGTACCACCATCACCACAAGCACGAATGATATCACCAGCAGCCAGTCTCATAGTCCTAGCTGCATTACTACGCCTACTAGCAGTTCCCTCGGCAGAACAGACTTGTTCAGCAACAGGGTTACTTGTAATACCTAGAGTTAGATTAGTTTGATTACGTGTGATACCAAATTCTCTGCTTGGATCACTACTCTCAACTTCTACCATCATAGCGTAAATACCTGTGGTGGTAATCGCAATACTATCACCATTAACCGCCGATTGAGTAAGAACCATGCCACTAGTTGTATCACGCTCAATGGTAGCAAACCGAATAATACGAGTGGCAGTTGACCCATAGGCTACCGCTGTATGCATAGACACCTCATCGTCAAGAACGAGAAGAGCCTGTACTTCAGCCTGTGTATAGGTTTCAGTCTTATTATAAACTTCTGTCTTGGCGTATGACTCAGCCTTACTATACACACTGAGGACAGTACGAATAGCAGGGACATCGGCGACATTAAGCTTTACAGCCGTGACTGTACCGTTAGCAGGGGTGTTCAGATCAATCGTATTACCATAAGCAATTTCAATATTAGTAAGGTTGGCAGGGACGCCAGTGAGGGTAACTAATGTTCCTACGAGTGAGAAAGTGTTTCTCTGCTGGAATACACCGTCGATGGTCATAAAGACGTTATCAGCACTACCCGGAGCTAGAGCTAGTGTGAATGAATTGATTGTACCATTACCGACGAATCGTTCTACAGACCAGTTATTACGAACGTTAAGGTAGATGGCCTGAGCAGCGGCAGCAGAGACAGAGGCAGCAGAAGCCTGAGCTGTTGCTATGATGACAGCATCTAGGGCTCGTTGTAGGATACCGTCTGGATTAGTCCCATCAATCGTTAGATCGTCCACCTGCAAGGTTTTGATATTGAGAATGTCATTCCCATTCATATCCAAGTCTGCACTCATGTAGTTAGGGATATCCCCTGCCCTACCTAGAGTTTCAAGAAGAGCTGTCTTCACTCTCTCGAAGTTGGTATTGATATTGGTTAGGCTATTACTATTCAGTAGAGTGACATCGACTGCCATATCTTATTCCTTTATTTCTTAGAAAACTTGTTATAAGGCTGGGGGGTCTTCTTCTGTCTAGCAGAGTCAAAACTCTCAGTTCTAAATTCCACCACCTTATCATGCCATATGATATTTTCGACAGTAGTTGGTTTATTACTTGGACGCCTATCTTGGATATTACTACTTTGTTGCCTACCCTTTGTCTTCATAGCGTCGCTTCCTTTGTTTTAATAGTAGAGACGACTCACTACGTTCGTCACAATTAATATATGTCAGGCTTTACTTGGACTATGACAATTTCGGCGAGAGTTTTTGGAGGGTTAATGCACCTATACTGCACACCCTCACACCCCCTTGTACCCCCTGAGCATATATTTATGGCTGGGTCAGAGTGTATGTCAACGTCATTGACCTATCGGTCTGCTGACCACATTCCTATCGTATGTTAACCTGTTGATATTGTTGATGTTTCTTTTAATAACGCCTAAAGGCACAGCATCTATATTCCTATTGTGTATTGTGATAGGTATATAGTCACATCATCGGTCCTATTGGCACGGTTATTGCTTGATGGATATGCTGTGCCGTGTTGCTATCCATCGTTATGTTACGATGGCATGGTCCTTGCTTGAGCGGTAGCGACATACCACATATCGTTCTAATCGTTTTTAAAGGGGGTAGGACGGGAGTGCTGGTGTTTAGGCGGGCTTGGTATGTAAAAGATTCTTTCGCCAGATTCACTGTCTGTTCCAATAGTTGGCACGGTGCTTGCTACACGCTTGCATGTGCCTTGATTGATACGTGTGCCCGTCTTTTCCATTGAACAAAGGCAGGTTGATAAAGAGTGCCGGTCCAAGGGATTAGATAGAAAACTATTCTACTGAATTGAGTTTCTTTAGAATGACGTTTAAATTCATCAATACAATCAAAGGCTTACTACCCTATTGATTTGGTAGTGTATTACTAAGCCCTTGATAACATTGATCTTTCTTGATTTGACTCCTTTAACCAGAAGCGTATGGTGATTTCAGGCCAGTTGATCTGGTTAGCCCTAGTGGCGGCCCCGGCGTCATATGCTTAGGGGTGGAAAGGTAGGAAGCCTTACCAACTGATAGACGCCAACGGGTAGCACGAACCAAATGGTTCTAGTTATGCCGGGCTGGCTATCCAAGGGGAAAAGCTATTGGGTAGGTTGAACGTTCTAGCGGTGCTAGTCCAATGACCGCCTAAGTGGCAAAGGTGTATGACCATATGTAGGTGACTGCCCGGTGCGACAACCTAGTGTTTGAAAGCAACACTAGCGCAAGGGGGACAGGCCACGGGTGAAACCGTAGATTGCATATTAGAAAAGCTAACACTTGTGCGTTGAATGATAGCGGCCTTCATCGGTTGTTATTGTTTGGCCTTGACCTATGACAAAGGGATTAAGTGTTTAGCTCCCCATCCTTAAACATATGACGCCGTAATGAAGTGCCATAGACGACAATTATTCAACAAACGGAGAATGAAAATGACCAATACAAACAAGCCTATCGTCGGGATCACGCTTGGCCAGATGGGCCATGATGGCAAGAAGGCGATGTCTTTCGCCTCTTCCACTGTCAAGGCGTATGCCAAGGTTGCAATCCAACTTCATCAGGCTGCCTGTCTCACGTTCTATCGTGCTGCTCAGTATGGTGACTGTGACAGTCTCAACCTGTTCTTTGCCGGTCTCCGCGTCAACGATGCAACGGCATTGCGTGTTTGGATCGGCACACATTCCACGTTCGTCGATCTGGAAAACAATGATGTTCGGCCTTGGATCAAGTGGAACAAGGAAAAGGGCTTTGCCATCATCAAGGGCACAGAAGCCCATCGCAAGGACATGTTCACGATTGACGTAGAAGAGGCAGGCAAGACCATGTTGCTTGCTCTCAAGCCTTTCTATGACAAGAATGTGAAGGACAAGGACGCCCTCACGTTGGAAGATATTCTGAACATGCTGGCAGCGGCTGCCAAGAATGCAACCAAGAAGGCTGACGCTGACGGCGTTGTCTTGTCGGCTGACGTTCTCAATCTCGTAACGTCCATCAAGAATTGCACTGCCAAGGAATTGGCTGCCATCGAACGTATCGTCGCTGAATAAGCGTTGATACTTAGGGCAGATAGGAATTCACCCTCTTATCTGCCTCTATGTGTCAATGATGACATGAACAGGAGATTACAATATGAACTCGTTCACCGCTCAGAAAGTACGTGAAGGCAATGCCCTCTATGAAGCTATGTGCAAGGGCAAGGTGGCTATGCGTGGCATTCATAAATTCCGTAATGGCAAGCGTTGTCAGCCTATCATTCCATCGGGCTTCCCTTATCATGGGCATATTAGCTTTGCGTGATTCCGCCCTCACTCTAGCTGGCAAATATGTTTTGCTCTGTCTGTCCAGCTTTTCTATCGCGTTCTTCACTGGTTATGGTTGGACACTAGCACAAACATTGTTCCCTGATACCTCGGGATTGCCAGCGTGTGAATACGAGGACAGCGAGAACTGTTACTGGAATGCTGCCACTATGGGTAATGGTGATGGCACTTCATTCGTCAATGTTAATGGGGAATGGTTTCCCGTTAACTAATCATTCAAGAGTGCCAAACCCCCATATTTCCTAGGAGAATTTATCGTGAAGCTTATCCCATCCGACACCGTGCAGTGCCATGACGGCAATGTCTATGACATTAGCCATCGGACATCTGAAAACTATCTCGTTGGACTGACAGGCAAGTCAGCTACACAACGCCTGTTCAAGCCAGATGGCTCATATGCTGGCAGTGACAAGGCTAAGAATGTCAGTAAGGTGCTGTGATGTATGTAATCATCACGATGTATAGCTATACGTTTGGGACATTCCCAACTGAAATTGAGGCTATCGAATGGGCGAAAGTCCATTGCGGTAATCAAGGCTGGTTCGTAAGGCCTATTACAAGCCCCGCTGACGCCTGATAACACGTTTAGGCCATACATGTAGCCCAAGGATAACTCACTGCCGTCCTTGGGCCCTTAGAATGGATTGTAGAGGCATTTGAATTGAGTGTACTAGCGGCATGTGATAGATCACATGTATAGGAGCTAGCCCTGTTAGTACATTCTATTGAAATGCCCGTATGGTGGAATTGGTAGACACAGTTGGTTTAAACCCAACCGTCATAAGGCATGTCGGTTCGAGTCCGACTATGGGCACCATTCTTAACAGGAGATTAAAATGTTTACCGCTCGTGAAGCTATTCAACGTTGTCAAGAATACAACGTAGGCTTTCGTCGTTACGGTAGCCTTCAAGCTCAACTATTCTTTCACGAGGATAGGAACCATGAACACTCTCGTCTAGTCGATTATGATTACGATGAGATTGTATCTGTTGCGTACAAAATGCGTAACGAACGTAACATCGAACAATCAGGTGACGCTATATTCCGTAGCGCTATGCCAAGGAGGGCATAATGGAATACCTATTCGTAATCGGTATCATCCTTGTACTCACAGCCATTGCCCTAACTGTTATATCAATAGTTATGGTCTATGGGTCGTTTCAGAGTGCCAAAACAGAAGATTTTCTCGAAGAATACTAC